GCCTACGCCGCCGTGCGCGCCTGCTACACCGACAAGAAAACGGGGCAGAAAAAAGAAGTGCTGGTCAATGAAGAAAACCTCTATCCCGAAAAAGTGAAAGTGGCGCAGACCAAGAAATACAAGCGGCCGCGCAAAGACAAGGCCACCGGCAAAACGGTGACCGGCAAAACCACCGTGAAAACCGTGGAAAAGAAAAAAACCATCGATGTGGCGGGCAAAAAAATCAAAACCCTGCGCCACCTCTACGCCACCGAAGCATCCGCACTCGCCGGGGCGCGCGCCGCCTTCGCCCGCATCCGCCGCGGCCTGGCCGAGTTTTCCATTTCGCTGGCGACAGGCCGCCCCGACCTTTATCCAGAAACACCGGTGACCGTGCAGGGATTCAAGGCGGAAATCGACGCCGAAAGCTGGCTGATTGTCGAAGTCGCCCACCGGCTGGGCGACAGCGGCTACACCTGTTCGCTGAAACTGGAAGCACGGCTGAAAGAAGAACGCGCGGGAGAGGAGGCGGAGGGCAAAGGGAAAAACGGGCAGGCATAACAAAGGCCGTCTGAACATTCAGACGGCCTGCCAAACAACGGACGGCGTCAGCTTCCTTTCCGTGCGGCGGCAATGGCCGCATCCAAGCGCGCCATTGCTTCGTCATGCGGCATGGCGGGGCGGCTGTCGGACAGGTTGCGCGCCACTTTGCGGTTCAGCCATTCGGTATAACGCGCATCCTCCCTCTCGTCTTCAAACAGCGCAATCCGTGCCTTGCTTGAATGCAAAGACCGCCTGAAACCTATTTTGTCATTCGTCATGATAATCGTCCAACGCCATGATTAAATCCGCGCCTGCTTTTTTTACCGCATAGACAAGCGGATCGGCAGGAGAAGCGGGAACGCGAGATGCCGATTGGAAACTACCGCCGCTGACGGCGGTGCGCAGGCGGATTAGGCTGCTGTTCAAATCTTGGGATATTTTGCCGCAAAGCCTGCCCAGACGGTGCAGGTCAAACAGGATTTCCTGTGCCGCCGCTTCGCTGCCTGCGGCTTGGGAAAGATAGTAGGCTACGGCTGCGGCTGTGATTTTTTCCGTAAGGGCGGCGGCCGTTTCAATACGTTTGCTTTTGCGCTCGCTGATGCGCTTTGTCTTTTCCCGCCGCGACAAAAACGCCCAACCGGCAATCGTCAGTGCGGCGGGCGTCAAAGGCAGGATATAGACGTAAAACCAGTTGTCAGGCTGGTTCATTTGGCGGCCTCGCGCATATAGCCTTTGATTTCGTCAACCAAAGCAGGCTCTTCATCGGAAACCAATTCGATGCGCTTGAGCAGATCGGACAGCGGCCATTCCTGCAGGCGTACCAAGCCGCCGAAAGCCTCTTCCAAAAATGACGAACCGTAACCCATCGCGCCGTCGAGAACAATCCGTACTTTGTCCGCCTGACGCAAAGCAGGCAGCAGATTGCCCTTTAAAAAGTGTTCGCCGGAATAAGGGCCGTCCGTCAGATAGCGTCCGGCAGGAAAGGCGGAAAAGTCACGGGCGACATTTACAATCATTATATTGTCCTTCATAAGATAGCCTCCTTGTCGGGTAAAGGAATGCTCCAAGAAATCATGGTGCCTGAAATAGCGTTTTTTTTGTCAGACAAAGCATGGGTAAATTCCTGCGGCCTGCCTTTTTTCGGCATCCGGCGGTACACGCCGCCGCCGCTGTATATCGTTACTTTTGCCGAATTATTGCCGATTTCGTCCAAAAAAAACAACCATCTGTTTCAGCCCTTTACCGCGATGGGGCAGCAAGAAAATCAAAACGCTGCGCCATCTGTACGACAGCGAGAAAAGGGCTTGGAACGGGGCACGGGCGGCATTCAGACGGCTGCAACGCGGGGCGGCCCAGTTTTCAATCCGCCTTGCGGCCGGACGGCCGGATATGTCGCCGGAGACGCCGGTCAGCGTTAAGGGATTCAAGCCCGAAATCGACGGCGAAAAATGGCTGGTAACGGAGGTTTCGCACCGTTTGGACAGCGGCGGCTATGTGTGCAGCCTGAATTTGGAGGCACTGCCGGACTTGGAGGGCGGGTGAATCATTTTGTTGGAGCCGCCGAAATGATAAGGCCGTCTGAAAGGTTTCAGACGGCCTTATCAAAATTTCAGCTTACATGGCGATAAACTTAAGGGAATTTCCATTTGCCACAACATCCCCCACTACAAGTCTCACCCAAATTTTATCCCCAACCGATACGGGAAGATGATCCAAACTATGATGCACCAATCCGCTGAATACTTCAGGATTTTCCAATACTGCGGGCGCATTGCCGACAGATGGCATTTCGAATACTGACAAAACATCGGCATCCCTAAGAATCTCCAAGCGCAAAGGCGCAAAACTCAAATCCTTTCTAGAAGTCGGAATCTCGAAAGTCAGACAAAGATTTAATTGAGCCAATACAAAATCACGCGACGGCAGCGGGCAGACCCCCGGATAAATGCCAATCAGACTGTAACGGAAATCGTCCGCATGGCGGATAATACTATCGCAATAGTGGATATGCAGTGATACAGGCATCATGATTTGAGTCCCTCCACAAAATCCCATTGACGGTCAAAAGCCGCCCGTACATCAAGAGGGCCGATACCGAAAACTGCAGCTAGCTTATCGACTGTATCATTACTCAAAGTGCAGCGGTTGTTTTCAATGCGCGAAAGATAAGACTGTTTCAGACCCGTTTTTTCAGCAAGTGAGGATTGCGTCAAACCATGTTTCAGACGCAGCGATGCAAACGTCGCTCCAGCAGTATCCGCATCAAGTCTTGCAGCAAGCTTTTTGCCTGCCCTATCCATCGCAGCAGCACGGCGCGGATTTTTGCGGACACGTTCCACATAGCAGCAAGCATCTGACGCATCAGAAAGCGGCAAGACCTGCTTGCCTGCAACCAATACCGCCGAAGCTCTGACAGTCGATGCAGCGGCAGGCACGGAAAAAGACTCCGCCGAAGCCGTAAACAGACAGACCGCCCCGAAGGCAGTCCAATTTTCAATATTCGATTTTTGCATAGTCATTTTGGATTCTCCGCATAATCGGATGATCGGGCTGATAATCAAAGCCCTCGGATTTGTCGGCAACCGCCAAAATATAGATTTTCCGGATAAACGTCCGGTTCGGCTGCATCTCATTTCGAATGCAGTACAAAATACGCAGCGAAAGCGCAGATTCCTCATCGAGCCGTAGCCGCATCACGCGTATATTCGCCCGCCACAACACAGCCACCCGTTTGCATTCCATACCCAAAAGCCCGATGGGCTGATCGTAATCGCGGCAGTAGTTTTCAGAAAAGAGTTTGTCAAAAAGCGCAGGCGTATCATCGATAAGCGCAATCACATTATCGATATAACCGACCGCCTCCTCCTTACTCTCGAAAAGACGTTCCAAATCCGCTTCCGCATGATCGTGAACAATAAGTTGCATATTATATCTTTTTAGTTATATCCCGCAAGTGGCCACCCCGCCACTCGTCTCAAAATACCGACAAATACCAAATTAAAACGTACACCCTTATCAGAAAGGTCGTCTGAAAAATTCAGACGACCTTCAAACTGTTTATTAACGTGTTCGCGTCAAACTTTTGACAAATCTCTAATGACTGATTTCATCAAATTTGACGCCGCGGTTTGTAGTTCTTCCGCATCAAACTTTTGGTTATCAGTTGCCGCGATATGAAAATCTATCCAAGCATCACTGAACTCGTTTGATGTAGAAATACCAAAATCCTTATATATTTGATTTACGTTGTCACGGATACGTTGGGATAAAAATTTCATCAATATCAGTTTTTTCGCCGTAATGGATACAGAAAGACACTCTTTCAGACGGGTTTCAATTTCATCTATAGTAAGTTGTTTTTGCTGTTTCCTTTTTTCCTGCTCCTCTTCTTGTTTTTCTTTTTTACGTCTGAATCGATTATATATATGAGAAGCAAAGAATCCGACAATGGCGCAACCGATGTTAAACAGCTTTTCGATGTCATCAAGTTCCACGCCAAAAAATGTCATGATGACAGCCCAAGCCGTTTGTTTTCGTCACGCGCCAATTCGATGATGCGGCGGATAAGCTTCGGGTAGTAGCCGTCATCGGGGAGTACGACCAATTTATCCAGTACCTCTTCATAGGTAAAGCCGTCTTCTTTGATTAAGTTGACAAATGCACCGCCCAAGAAGGCAGAATCGGGAACGTCGCGCAATTTGGAAAAATCTACGGTAACTTTGTCGTACTTCCGAAAAGCATCGGTAAGAAAGGCTGTACGGAAAGCATTACCGTTGCTGGTCGGATTATCTTCATAGGTTCTACCCCAAGGGTCGTCTGAAAAATCTAAAATATCGATTACTACTGTTTCCATGTTCAAATTTCCTGTGTATCAGATAGGTGTAGTGTCCATTCTACCAAAGTACCGTTTAATGATGTAGTGGCTAGTGAAGCAGAAATGTCGCCTTTCCAGCCTTGAATCAAGCCCTTCCCGGAATAGATAAAAAAGCCGGAACCATCAAAACGGCGCAAGATTTCCACCAGTTTATGCAAGCCGTTGCCCCGCCCGCCACCGCGAAATCGGGAAACACCTTCCTTAAGAGCGTCATCCATAAAATGGCTTTCGTCTTTGATCCAGTCGTCTGAAAATAAATTGGAGTAGCCTTCTGTGTGACGGGATAAGGAGCTAGGTATTCCGACGCCCAAATCATAAACCAATACATTCAAAGAGATGCCGTTTGGGGATTGCCAAAGCCAAAACATCTGCCACCATGCTTTGTCTGCATAATGGTTGAAGCTGCCATTGCGGCCATTGCTACCCGGAGATGTCGGGTAGGCGTGATTTTTCACGTTAAGTAAAATTTCGCTGAATGCCGTTCTTGAATAAGAAAAGAAATTCTGCAACATTTCCGCACGTTCAGGGATTATCTTAATCAGTTTGCGTTCTTCCTCCGTCATTTTGTCCAAGATTTCACGTCTCAAGCCGATATAGTTGTCGGAGCAGCCAAATCTGAAAAGACGGCTGTCATTTACAAAATTATTACCCGCCTTTAGTGCAGAAAGAAGCCCTGTTTTAATGAAAAATTTGCGGTAAATCGGAGATTTTTTACACAGAAAATTAAAACATCCGTTATTTTCCTTGCTTCTCTGAATCATATTAACATGGGCAAACAAAGCTAAAGCGGCGGCGGCTGTAATCTTTTCTGTGTCAGAAAAATCGATAGTCAGAACATCTGCAGACGTATAAAGCTGTCTGAAAAAAGAAGCAGTTTCAGCAGCATTAAAGTATAGACAAAGCAGGGATGGCGCTCGTATGGTCAAGAATCCCGTCATTCAAACACCCCTCCAACCTGTGTATCTGTCTGCTATGCGATAGCCGCCATGAGCTGCCGCCATAACAAACGAAATCAAAAACATAATCTCATATCCATCTTAAAAAAATCCCCTCCCCTCAAAATCCCGACAAATGCCAAGCCCCGCGCACGCGGCCGCAGATGGTCAGTTTTTCCAGCTTGTCGCCTTCGACGGTTTCGGTGCGGTATCGCGGGTTGTCGCTGATGACGAGCAGGCCGCCGCCGACGGAGGCTTGCAGGCGTTTGGCTTTGAGGCCGTCGGCGAAAGAGAGCAGGTAGACGCCCTCGCCCTCGAACCAGCGGACGGAGGTATCGACGAAGAGCACGTCGCCGTCTTCGATGGTGCCCTGCATGGAATCGCCGCGCGCGGTGATGACTTGGATGCGGGAGAGGTTGCCGCCGAGTTTTTCGCGCGCCCACGCCTTATCGACGTGGACGTAATCGACGACTTCCGCCGTTTCGTTGTTGACGTATCCGTTGCCCAGCGAGGCGATGACGTCCAGCCGCTCGAAACGGATGCGGTCGTCGGCAAGGCCGTCTGAAAGGTTTTCAGACGGCCTATACATTTCTGAATCTTTCCTATACTTATTCCCTAAACCATCTGCAAGCCATCGTGTAGAAAAGTTTGTCTTTTTCTCAAATGCTAATAGCGGCTTTTTACCTAAGCCGGTTTGTCCACTGAACCACTGTCCGACAAGACCTTTTGAAACACCTGCAAAGTCTGCTAAGTCCTGTTGAGTAATTAGACCGTAGTCATTCATCAATTCTTGAAGTCTGTCTTTCAAGTCCATCACAAAAATCCCAGCTAAAAAATTCCTAGCAAAAACAACGATTATTTAGAATTCTAAACTATTAGTTGTTTAGTATGCTTGACTAGATAAGTTTAGAATTGTATAGTTCACTAAACTTTAAAAAGGAAACAAAAATGAAAACAGAGCAGCAAGTCAAGTTCATTAAAGAATTGGGAGGCGTGTCAGCGGTTGCAGAAATCTGCGGAATAACTCGAGGAGCCGTTTCCCAATGGCAGAAAAACGGTATTCCGAAAGCCCAAATGAATTTTCTAAAAGCAAAGTTTCCAGTGCAGTACAAACAAATTTCAGACGGCATCAATCCAAACCAAGGAGCAGGACAATGACCGGACAGCAAAAACCGCCTGCCCAAGGCGGACGGTTGAAAAGATGGAAAACGGCTATTGCAGATTGGGCGGCGTACCGGCTGCTTCTGACCTTAGGCCGAATTCACTTTGAAGATGTTCGACCGCCCGAAGCATTTGTTGTGTTGCCTGCGCAGAAAACTGAAGCGCCATTTTCACGCTGCTGTGGTCAGACGCGAACTGATAGTAGGAAACGGATAATGTTTTTGACTCCGCGTCGTAACGAATCTCAAGCGGCGAGTCGATCTGCAAGGGATAAATAACGGTCGAATCCATGTGTTTTCTTTCAGTTAACAGGAAAACGGATTATAGCCGAACGAACATATTTCAGACGGCATCAATCCAAACCAAGGAGCAGCAAAATGAATGTTAATGAAGCGTTCGATGTTTTGGAGAAGTCGGTGATGTATCCGCAACGGGTGCAGGCTTGTGAATGGTTGAATGCGGGCGGTTTTCCGCCCGCCGGGGAGGTCGGCACCGCGCTGGCGGTTATCCCTGCCGGATGGCTGTCCAATCCGCCGCCCGAATGTGTCGTGCAAGCGTTAGCAGCCGCCGGCTTTGGGCTTCATTGGGCATCTCATGCGCCAGATGCTGCGCTGCTGATGCTGCTTCCTCTCGAAGGTCGGGACGATCTTCAAGCAGAGCGGCCAGAAGATGGGCGGTCATGCGGTAATTCTGCGCCTGTTCCCGCCCGATGAGCGGGTCGAGCCCGACTGTCCCGATGGCTTCTTCATAGCTGTTTTGAGACATTTTTTTACTCCGTTGCAGGTTACTGGAAATGACATTGTAACGGGGCAATGGCAAAGCGGAAAGACGCTTGACCCGCCGGACAGACGGCCTACCAACCTAAACGGAGCAGAAAAATGAAACTGAAGAAATGGCAGAAACGCGCGCTGAAAAGCGGCATCGTTACCGTGCAGGACTGGGAAAGGCTGAAGGAACAGACCTACCAGGCCGGCGCAGAAATGGCGGCACACGCCGAAAAGCACGGCGGCATCGGGGCGGTAAACCGCAAAATCATGAAGGCGTTGAAGCGGCTGAACCGTTTGCGTTTCGGGCGGATTCCGCAAGAAAACCGTCCGAAACGCGAGCTGAAAACGAGGCTGAAGGATTTGGATTAAATTATATCGGCTTCGGCCCTACCTTTCCCCCAACCAAGGAGCAACAAAATGACCGAACAGGAAATCAAGGCGGTATTGACGGCGCAGGCCCATATCCGGGCAAGGAAAAGAGCCGTGATCCATATGGCTTTAGGCGAAATGGAAGCCGCACTGGAAAGAAGCGGGGTGTTTATTCGCGAGGACGTGTGGGCAGGATATTGCCGTCAAAGTCTTGCAATGCTGCTTCCGCAAGACTGCGCTGAAGATCCGAAGGGCCGTGTTGCCACAATCGCCAAAGTTCTTGCCGAAAATCCGCAATACCTCGGGGAGTGCGTTCGAGAACCTTCAGGGCAACGTCCAGAGCAAACATCGCCTCCGCCTTCTGATGCATCTGGAAATACAGTTCGCCGTCGTCGCGGACTTCTTCGATGCCGTCTGATTCTTCGGTGTACAGATGGTCGAGAACCTCTTGAACTTGAGGTTTCAGGTAGTCGTTAAGTTCCATAAGCAGTGTCTCCGTCGAGTGATGTATGAAATTCGATTTTAACGGAAAAAACCAATCCCAACCGAGGAGCAAGAAAATGCAACACCAACACAATATGACATGCGCGGCCGACTACTACGACGCCGAATTGATCGAGGCCGAACGCCTTAAATTCGAGGCATGGATAGAGGGGCGCGGCGACGGCGAATGGCTAAAAAGCGGGGCGGATTGCGCCGTTCCGCGAGACTACAAGTGTGTAGCCACCCAGTCGGCGTGGGAGGCGTGGCTGGCACGGGCGGCGTAGCCGGCGGACGTGCCGCCGGTCATCGGCGAGGTGTGTGTATCTTAGCCTTGCCTTTGACGGCGCGTAACCAAGAAATATCAGGGGGATTTATGGATTTAATTAAACGGACGAAAGGGCAAATCCATGAAAAAGAAACAGCTTAAAAAATATCTGCGCCAATATGCCGCCAAGCATGGCATGGCGGCGGTGTGTGCGAAGTCGGCAGCGGTGCATCATCCGCGCCGCCTGCGCAATGCGGCTTTGCAGGAGGCGGCGGATTCAATCCGCCAAGCGGCGCAGGAATTTTATGGTGAGAATGAGGTGCTTAGTACGGCATCCAGCGCACAGACCATTCCAGCAGCTCCCGATAGGCCTGCCGGGCAGCCTGAAGCGATTCGGGACGGCGGGTTACTTCGGAGCAGGTGTATTCCAGAGACTGCGGCAGGCCTTCTTCAAAGTCGAGCAGGCCGTGCTTGTATTCGTCGGACAGCAGAAGCTGCTCCATCAGCATATATGCCAGCGAACGCCATGCGTCTGCGTCTGCCACGTTTGGATTTGCTGCGGTTTTTGGATTCTCCATATGCGCCTCGTTTGATTGAATTGTTGCGACAAAAAAATGAAATCTACTGCGAAATTTCGGCGATTTTAGACGAAGTTTTGGCAAAACGGGAGGAATTCGATGAAATCTGAAATCAACCATGCCGTCCGCGAGATGGCGAAGTCGGTCAGCGGCGGCCATGCGGCAGTCGCGGCGGTGCTGGGATACACCAAGCCCGCTTTGGAAAACCGTTTGTACGAAGTGAAAGGCCAGCGCATCGGCATTGACGAGGCGATGCTGATCCAGCGTATCAGCGGCCGCACGGATTTTGCCGAGGCGGTGGCCTCGGAGAGCGGCGGGGTGTTTGTGCCGCTGCCGGAGGATGTGAGCTGCGCCGCTTTGGCGGAGGAGGAAATCAGCGCGCGTTTTCTGAACATTATGGAGCGCGGCGGGGAGATGGTGCGCAAGTGGCGCGAATCGACCGCCGACGGCGAGGTAACGGCGGCGGAGCTCGCCGCGCTTTTGGCGGTGTTCCGCCGCTGTGTGGCGGAACAGGCGGCCGTGATCGAATTGACGCGGCGTTATTTCTGCCGTGAAGACGGGGACGGCGATGCCGGTTAAAAACCGCAATAAAAACACGGCCGGACGCTTCCGCGTGGCGGTGCACTGCCCCTACTGCGGCAGCGGATGCCTGACCCACGGCAGCCAGCCCCAGTCGCCCCTCACCCGTTTGTCGCGCATCGCCTGCACCAATACCGATTGCGGCTGGACGGGCGTGGCGGTGATTGAGACGGTGAAGACGGTCAGCCCGCCGAGCGCGAAATACTGGCGCGAAGGCGTGCTGCCCGTGGCGGACAAGGCGTATATCGAGGCGCTGCCGCCCCGTCAGGATACTCAGGCTTAAGGGCAGAGACGGCCGTAAAACCACCGCACATCGGCTGCGGCGGGTTTTTGCACGCCCGAAAAAAGACAAGGATTTAAAAACAAATGTTAAATCAATCAGATAAAAATGCCATTCAAGGCGAGGACTGGCGTTGTGCGCCGCAGCCGCTGCGCTTTTACAGCCGCGAAAAAATCGCCGGAAAGATGAGGGCGGCGCGGGCGATGTATGCGATACGGCGGACGCTGGGCGAGGCATCGCGCCGCGTTCGGCCGATGATGGAGGCGATGGAGCGGGAGGCGCGGCTGGCACGTCCGGCAGGTGCGGCATCCGTTTCAGACGGCCTGAGCGCGTTGTCGGGTTTGGACGAGCGTCAGATTAGGGAAAAGCTGTTGTCGCGTTCGCAGATTGTGGCGCTGAACAACGCGCTGGCCATTTGCAAAGAAATGGCGGAACTGGCAACGCAGCTGAACGACAACAACACGGCTTTTGTGATGCCGCTGCCGGTATTCCACGGCGAGGAGCTGGGGCGTTTTCTGGCGGCAGCGGATGCGGTGATAGAGAGGCAGCGGGCGATTGCGCGGCGGCTGAAGGTATCGCCGGAAACGGAAGATTTGAGTCATGTGGTGGAACTGCATGAGGTGAAGAAATCGCTGATGGATTTAATCGGGCGGCAGAACGCCCGCAAAAAGGAAGGTGCTAAATGATGAAGTTCGATGTGCAGAGTTTGGTTGACCGCGAATCTGCCGAACGCGGACGAGAGTTTGGCGAATGGGCGGCAGCCTGCGGCCGCAACCGCGAACGGATGCAGGAAATCGGCGAGACGGCGGCGGGTGCGGCGTATCAAATCTCTGTCGGCGGCTGCGGCAGGGCGGAGATGTGGCTATATGTGGATTCGGACGAAAAGTGTGTGCGGGTTCAGGAGCTGTTACGGCCGTTTGCGCAGGGCGAGATGTGGCACGAATTGAAGGGCGGCGATGTGCCGACCTGCTATGCCGACTTTTCAGACAGCCTGATTGTGTGGATTAAGGTAAAGGAGTTTGAGTAATGGTTTGGGAAAAGCTGATTGCATGGTTGTCTTTTGCCGCCGTGCTGGCTGCTTTGGCGGTGTCGGGGGGCGGCGAAAGCAGGAAGACGCCTGCGGCGGCAGAGCCGCTGTTTGCTGCGGAGGAAGATGTTGAAGCGGTATGGGAGGCGGGTTATCCGGGTTTGGAAATGCCGTTTGAGCCTGCGGGCGAGGAGTTGGATGTTTTGACGGAAGGAAGTGGGAAATGAAAAACAGTTTGCAGGATTTGAACAACCATCTGTTTGCCCAGTTGGAGCGGCTGAACGATGAAGACTTGGACGGCGAAGCGCTGGAAAAGGAAATCGCCCGCTCGAAAGCCGTCGGCGATATGGCGGGCAAGATTATCGACAACGCCCGCGTGGTGCTGGAAGGCGAGAAGCTGCGGGCGGAATACGGCGGGCGCAATTTCACGCTGCCGAAGATGTTGGAGGCGAAAAATGGCTAAGGGCACGGATATTCCGTACAGCGCGGAAGAACGGGAATTTTTGTCGGCCAACCGAACCATGCCGCGCAGGGAGTTGACGGCCGCGTTTAACGGGCGTTTCGACCGCAGCGTTTCCGTGAACAATATCTCGGCCATGTGCAAGCGCAACGGCTGGGCGACAGGCCGCAGCGGCCGCTTCGAGAAAGGCGGCGTCCCGTTCAATAAGGGGACAAAGGGGCTGATGAAATCGAACAAAACCAGCTTCCGCAACGGACAGATGCCGCACAACACCGTGGCGGTGGGGACGGCAGTCGTGACAAAGGGCTGGGTGAAAGTGAAGGTGGCCGAGCCGGATGTGTGGCGCAACCAATCGGAGCTGGTTTGGGAGGCGGCGGGCAGGACGTTGGAAAAGGGTTTTTTGCTAATCCATCTGGACGGCGACTTTACCAACAACGCTTTGGAAAACCTGTATCCAGTGCGCCGTGCCGATTTGCTGAAGCTGAACCGCAAAGGCTTTGCCGCCGCACCACAGGAGGTGCGCATGAGCATGGTGGCCGCTGCGCGGCTGGATACGGAAACAAGGAGGCGGCAGAGGCCGTCTGAAAAACAAACGGGAACAAGAACATGAAATACAACATCTACAACTACGAGGAGCAGGAAGACGGCGTCCTGCTCGGCTGTATCGAAACCGACCTGAAAGGCCGCGCCACGCTGCACCTGGGCGGCGACGGCAAAGGGGCAAAGCGGGACTATCCCAACCGCGCCGCCGCCCTGCGCGAGGTGCGCGAAATGCGCGGCTGGCCGAATGCCTATCTGGTTAAAGTAAGGCAGTGAATGTTTATTTGAATGTGAAAGGACGAAAAATGATTGAACGGATTTTGAACTGGTTTCGCACGGCCAAGCCGCAGCCGTCGCTACATGATGCCGCCGTGCAGATCGGCTGCCACTACGAAGAAGTGGCGGAGATGGTGGAAGCTGTCGATGAGGGTGGCATCGATGCCGAGGCCATTGCGGATTTGGCCGAGCATTACAAGCGGCTGCATACGGATATTTACGCGCAGGAGCTGGCAGAGCTGACGCCGCGCAACCATGAGGATTTGCTCGATGCTTTGTGCGATCAGGTTTTCACCGCCATTGGCGTGGCCTACATGATGGGCTACGACATCGCGGGGGCGCTCGAAGAGGTGTGCTGCAGCAACGAATCGAAGTTTGAGGACGGCGGCCCGGTATTTGATGCGGATGGCAAAATTGCCAAGGGGCGAAACTACACCACGCCCGATTTGAAGCGTTTTACCCGCCGTTGAACGGGAGGCCGTCTGAAATGTGTGCCGCGCGTTGGGGCTGCCCGCCCAATTTCGATCCGCAGACGCTGCGCTGGACGGCGCCACCGTTTGTGGCGGAAGAGGCTTTGCGCCGCCTGCCCTTCCGGCTGGCGGCGAAGTTCCGCCGCGAATGGTTGAA